ACGTATAAAAAATTTATCGAGTGTGCGAGGAACTGCTATGCACAAATATCTGGAGTCTTACATACAAGAAATAGGATACGAGGACTTCACGGGTATAGGCAACGAAGCCAAGTCCATGGCAGAGAAGGTGATAGAGATAGGTCTAGCGCCAGTCGATGAATACTATGGATCGGAGGTCACCATGTATTACCCTGGACTGTATGCAGGCCAAACCGATCTGGTGTGCATGCACAACGGGGAAGACGCGATCGTGGACTTTAAACAATCTAATAAACCAAAGAAGAAAGAGTGGATCGAAGATTATTATCTGCAAATCGCAGCATATGCTATGGCACATGACTATGTGCACAAGTCTAAGATTAACAAAGGTGTGATTATGGTCTGTACACCTGACCTATATTACCAAGAATTTGTCGTGGAAGGGGCAGAGTTAAGGCGCTATAAACATAAGTTTTTGAAAAGATTGGACAGGTATCATGACCTAATTTTTGATGAGAAAGAACGTACAACACCCATGAAAGCAGAGGATTTTAATGCGTGACGATCTGATGGTTCAGCAACAGGTAGAGAATGTCTGGCAGCATATGGTCGGTGTGATCTGTCTCAATCAGACAGGGCGCAAGAAGGTCAAGAAAGTATTACCAGCATTCTTTGAAAAATTTCCAGGACCCTTTTCATTATTACAATCAGATAAAGAAACGATAGCAGAGATGCTGAAAGATCTCGGCATGAAGAACGTCAGGGCACATAGGATATGGAGGATGTCAAAAGAATTTTTAGAGTGGAATGGTGAGGACGCAACAGAATTATTTGGTATCGGTAAGTACGGTAGTGATAGCTACGAGATATTCTACAAGAACAGGATACCGGATAACGTACAAGACAAAGAACTAAAAAGATATATACAAGAAGGAGGATTAAAATGTCAGATGTAAAATGTGTAGAATGTGGCGACAATTTGTTAAAAGATGAATTGCCAGAAACTAGAGCAAAGGAATTAGAAATAGATCCTATGTTTGTTCCTAAAATATGTTGGATATGTCATGTAAGAGAAAACGACTTTGACAGAACACAGTGGCCAGAGGAGCATCAAAGGTTCATTAAAAAAGAGATTAAAAGCAGAGAGGAGAGGAGATTAAATGAACGAAAAACTTCGTAAGACGATGGAACTAAGATATAGGGCTGTTATTGAAGACTGTAAATATAAGATTAAATGTTATAGTGAGCATGAATTAGTCATACCTGAACACCCTGATATCACAGCTGAGATAGATACTCTGTTAATGAAGATGGCCGAGGCTGAAGATAAATTGGCAGTAATGGAGCTGCATTATGGCAAAAATGGGGCAGAGAAAACTGTATTATAAGTATCGGAGATGTATCGGGCATGTATCGGATCCGATACATAGAGGATTAAAAAACAGCTCTTCTTTAGAACGATTCTAAAAAACCAGTCAATTTTGATAAATTTTCCGATACATAAAGTTGGTTTTCCGATACATAAAATAGCCTTCCGATACATATCCCGATACCAAAAAGCTAGCAAATAAGCCATTCCGATACTTCCGATACATGATTTTAAAAATCAAAAAAAATTTTGACTCGGGGAGTATAAACTGACTTCTATGTATCGGAAACTTGTATTATAAGAAACTATGCCTAGGAAAAGAAGAAAAGCTACCGCCTCAAATATAACTCCCGAGATACCTTATCCGAAAGTCCGAGTGGAGTGGATCGACTGTGTGAGCGATTCGGGCTGGGCAACAGACAAAGAGTTTGACAGAATGAGATTAGCTAAACCTGTGAACGAAGGTTGGTTGTATTCAAAAGATAAAGAGTCAGTAAAGTTATTTGCATCTTACGATAAAGATGAAGATGGCTACCAGTTCGGCGATAGAACTATGATTCCTCGGGCTTGGGTAAAGAAGATTCAGAAGTTGTAGATGGAGTTACATCAATTATCTGCGCGTAGTCGTCTAAAATTTGTTTCATTTTCGCTTCTAGTTCTTGTTCTGACATGTCCTCTAGCTTTCCTGTTTTTATTATCTTTCTATCTATGTATAATCCTGCTGCTTTTCCTCTGTTTGTTTCCGCGTTCACAGCTGAAGAGAATGATCCTTTACGTAAAGCGGCTTCTCTAAGTCTACCAAGTTCTGCGATGTGATTCTCGTACGTGACTTCGTGTTTTCTAATTCTTTCTTCCCGTAGTTCACCAATGTATTTCACAACAAGTGGTGAGTGTTTTGGATTTGTAAGTTCAGAACCCTCTTGACGTGCTCTCTTTTCAGAATAGCCTGCTTTTATAGCTGCTTCTGTTTGTGTGAGCGGTCCAGTCTCATCACCAAACACAAGTAGTTCGGCAAATCTCTTTTGCATTTCTGTTAGTCTTTTTGGTAGTCCCATGATTGACAATTTAAGGTAACTATCCTATAGTGTCAAGTATGAAAGTACGTAGAGACGATAGAGGAGAACACGATCTAGAGCTTCAAATAGAAAGATTAAAATTAAGAGTTAGAGACTTAGAAGAGATAAATGAGAATCACAAAAAATTAAACGGCGAGTTAAGAGAGGAGTTAAAGAATGTTCGTAAAGCACTTACAAGAATACCTTGATCAATTTACTGATGGTAAAAAAGGCAATGCAGTATCTAACGCCAGAATCTACATGGAAGTAAATGGACATCTCGAAGAAGTTAGAAGAATTGAAGTGCAAGAGTCAAATATAATTGGACAAAGTGCTATTCGTGTTGTATTAAAACCAACAAAAGAAAAGCTAATTATCGCGCCTAACACTCCAGATTAGACACCCTAGTTACCTTGAAACCTGAGAGAAAATTTTATGAAAAAATTCGTAAAAGAATTACGAATATTAGTTGGATTCGACTTGAAAACAATAGCTTACATGGTACTCCCGATCTATTGGGCTACAATACTTCTGGCACCTTTTTTACAGTAGAACTTAAAGTCACAAAGGGTAACAAGGTTCGTTTTTCACCACACCAAATAGCCTTCCATGTAAAGTATCCACACAACACCTTCATCTGCATTCAGGCCCTCGGTTCGGGTGCCGTGAAACTTTATCGTGGATCTCAGATCTTGGAGCTTGATGCTTGCGGCTTGTCGCTTGAAGCTTGCTGCTTGGGGCTTGACGCTTGTGGCTTGTTGTTTGAATCGCTTGGTGCTTGACGCTTGTTGCTTGAAGCTTGTTGCTTGAGGCCCGGACCAGGCGAACGCTGATTCCCAGCCGTCGCCGGTTCTTTGCTAATTGCCTGATCCGATTTATTACGCTTACGTAATTCTTTATAATATTTTGGATGATGCCACATTAATGTTTACCGTAACTTATGTTTCTTATATCACGGTCCCAACATGCCCTGCAATCTAAACATTTATTGCCCTGCTTAGATGACGGGCAGCTGTGCTGCCCGTCAGTCGTAACCGTGGATGTCCACGGCCAAAAGGATACTGGGCCCTGGTCAACCATATGAGAGCTGAACCTTATCACCAGATTACGGGGTACTTCGTTGACTTTGACACGCTTCAGGATCTGAGCTTCACGTGTTGGCAGCCAATGCTTGGTGCCAGGCGTTGACCTGCAGACCCTGAATATGTTCTGCAAGTGCTCCAGCGATTGCAAGTCGCCGCTGTCGTGCCATCTAAATTCTTTATGCGGTTTTATCAATTGTATCATTGCATCAACCCAGCCTGGATCCTGAAGAGCTTCAAGTCTTCGTTCCATCGCTGTCTTAACATTGTTGAACCTGTAGCGTCCTTTCAATGCATAACAGCCGAAACAAACAGAGCCTGGAACCTTGGCCAGCTTCTGGCCAGTGATGCATTTATAAGCGGGCAAATTATAAGCAGGTCCAGGCATCTTGCTGGGCTTGCTCAGGCCTCCAACTATTTTTTCTAATTCTTTCTTTAACATATCATCCTATATAATCCTTTATTCTTTCTTTGTCAAGCTTGCAGCTTGCAGCTTGCAGCTTGTGGCTTGCTGGCCACAGGGAAGCACGCGTGCCTCTTGCTGCGGCCCTTGGGCCATGATCAGGCCAGGGTACACGCTAGCAAACCCTGGCTCACTGATCCCTGATCACTTGCCCTACGAACGGCCGATTTCAAGCAAGTGATCAGGGATCAGCACCATCTAAACGAGTAGATGCTGATCCCAGATCCATTAGGCAGTCGACTTTGTTTAAACACAAGTTACCCAATGGATCAGGGATCAGTACAGGTTCATAACACGAAGACGGACTAGTGTCGGTGTGACGTGCTACAACCTGTAGTTGTCCCATAGAATTAATTTTTTAATTTTAATTCTAATAACTTAATTTTATTGTCCAATAATTTTATTAGTTGGTTATTATCTTTAACCATCTCAAACAAATCTCTAATTAACGTTAAAGTCTGTTTATCAGACATTTTAAAATTATTGGGCAGTTGTTCAATATTAATTTTTTGTTTTTCATATTTATCCATAAATCCAATATAATACTTGACAATCCTATTGTCAAGTGTTAATTTTAAAAATGAAAGGAAATATAAATATGCAAAAAGAAAAAAGACTAACTCTTAATAGTGAAAAAAGAACTGCAATAGCAAATGTATTTCAATCTCACTTTGAAAGAGAAGATAGCCCTGTTATAAAAAAATATAACAAGGCAAAAGAAACTTACAATAATTTCAGATCACAAATGAAAATCTTTATTGAAAAAATTGTAAGACATCAACAACCACAAGAAGATGTTGACACTATCAGATCAATGATAAAAAAGTATGATAGGTCAGGTGGGGAATTGTTTGAAGATAATTGTTTCGTCTTTAGACATGACTACACAAGAGTAGATGATGATGGCAACGAACAAAATGAGTATGATACTTGCCATGTTAAATTTGGTCTAGGTCGTAAGTTTGGTTTAGCTTACTATCGTGATGAAATGAAAGCTAAAAATCTTGACCCTGATTATTATTATCGTTGGGGTAGAGATGATAGAAGAAACCCAAGATATTATGATTGCGAAACTGCGTGTGAAAAATATCTCGGCTACAACACTTCTTCTAATGATGATAAATCTGTAATTACTCCAAGAGCAGAATGGAAATCAGATTTTAATTTATGGGTCATTGGTTCTTCTTATTGTCATACTCGACAATTTAAAGTTGATGAAGATACATTTAATGTATTGAAACAATTCAATGACGCAAAAGAAAACTTAATCTTGTGCCATGAAAAAATCTTTGACTACGTTGAAGATAAAATGAAAAAGTTAAGATTAGGTTTAAAGTCTTATAGATATTTCGACCAAGCAAAATCTTTAGCGGATAAACTCGGAATTGCACTCAATGAAAGTGTTTTAAATGAGAGTAGCAGTTTAGCTTTATCTGTTTATAGTCCAGAAAATTTAGCCAATCTTCTGGAAGATAAGGTTGAAATGACTAGAGAGGAAAAAATAGCTATGTTCAGAAAACAACAAACCGCTTCTGTAAATTAGCTATTGACAAACTAGGGACAATCCTGTATTGTCCCTAGTAGAAAGGATAATTAATATGAAAACATTTTATATAACTTACTACTCAAACAAGGATAAGAAACACATCACTAGACAGGGAAAGCATGACGAAAAATCTCGTTATGGTGTTTCTAAAAA